TGCAGCCATCTGCTGGACCCTGCGAGGCTGCCATGACAGAGACACTTCACGCACTCGCCCAGTCCGCCCGGATCCACGGTGTGCCTCGGGAGAAGCTGCGGACGGGTATCCGCCGTGGCCGCCTCGCACAGCACGGCACCACCAAGGACGGGGAACCTCTGGTGGAGTCGTCCGAGGTGGCCGCCTACATCGGCTCCCGCTGGGCACGCACCGACCATCGCCACGACGACCTGTGGGCACAGGCGATGTGCCGCAAACCCGGCATGGACCCGGAAATGTGGTTTCCCGACGACGCCGACGTGGACACCCAGAATGAGGCGATCCGGCTGTGCCACCAATGCCCACTGGCCATCCACTGCCTCGAAATGGCAATGGATTTGGAGCCGCCCGGATACAAGATGCGCGCCGGGATCTTCGGCGGAACCACACCACAACAACGCCACCGCATAGGCCTATCGAGAAAGGAAAAGAAATGACCATCAACCATCGCATTGATGCCGAGACAAAAACCCTCGCAGACAACATGGGGCCGATGGAGCTCGCCCCGCTCCACGAGGCCGTCCGTCAAGCCGAGAAGCGCGCAGACAATGCACGCAGCCTCCTGTCGTTGGATGACACCCCGCAGATGTGGCGCATGGCCACCTGCGCAGCAGACATGCTGGACCAGCTCGCCCACTACCTGCCGGACCCCGACGAGTCGGATGAGGGGTGCGCGGCATGAGTCTTTCCGACACGGACATCCAAGCCCTGGCCTTGGAGGAGAAGCTGAAAGAAGAAGGGAAGAAGCTGCACGAGGAAGCACAAAGTGACGCTTTAAACGAGATGCTCCAGGTAGCTTTTGATGCCGCCAAATCTGCTACACGACTGCGTGCTTTCCTAGGAAAAAATGGAGCTAATAACCTCTGGAAAGATTCTGCAAAATGTGAATATTTA